CTGTTGGTGATGTGATGTCTAAGGTCGAATATTCAATCGATCAAGGCGAGCTGGTAGATGTCGGTGGCCTTCTTAAGGTATACTCACCTAAGCCTGCTGATATGGCACCTGAAGCACAAAGGTATGAACGTCTTATTGAATAAGTCAAGCACGCGCTTGACCGCACAGATATGGAATGCGTAGAGTGTTATCGCAGTTATTCAAAAAGACAGCTGCGTGATATGCTTGCGCGATATGCTGGTGTGCTTCAGGCCATCAATCTTTATTGTTCTGCAAATATCAAGGCTCCGACTCCTCGCAAGGTGAAACCAAAAACTCCAGCCAAGCTTATTGCAAAGCTGCGTTATCTTGATAAGCATGATGAACTTGGAATCGTGAGTATTGATCCAAAGGATATCATTGGTGCATCGGAGGTTATCCTTTACAATGTACCGCGCAGGTATGTGCAAAGGTATGTGGCACCTCTAGGATCAAAGCTATCCGTGAGGCGCAGTACGATTGATGGGTATGATCCGCAGTTGTCAAGCAAGAAGAAACTAAGAAAGCCAGAAGTTGATTTGCCTAGGTTCTTGACTGGCGGTAATAAGAGTGTGTCAAAAACCTATGAGGCAGTCAAGGCTAAAGCGCAAGAAGTCAATGGTATGGTAAATCAGCAGACCATTATTCTACGCGCGGTCAAATAGCCATTGACATGGAGCCAGCTTCCTGGTACAATAGATAGTACATGGATAAAGGCCGAGACAATGATATTGGTTGATTTAAATCAGGTCATGATCAGTAATCTGATGGTGCATCTGGTACACAATAAACAAGTGGTGGACGAAGAACTTGTCCGCCACATGGTGCTTAATAGCTTGCGTGGCTATAAGCAAAAATTCTCACGCGATTTTGGTGAGCTGGTTATCTGCTGTGATGACAAGCGTTATTGGCGCCGTGAGGTATTTCCGCATTACAAGGCTAATCGCAAGAAGGATCGCGAGGCTTCTGGTATTGACTGGTCGACGTTGTTTGATACGATGGCCAAGATCAAGGAGGAGCTGCGCGAGCATATGCCATACAAGGTTGTGCAGGTCTCGCGTGCTGAGGCCGATGACGTGATTGCATCTCTGTGCCATTATTACGGCAAGTTTATCAATAGCGATGGTAATGAACCAATCCTGATTCTGTCAGGTGACAAAGACTTCGCGCAACTACAGAAGTATGCAAACGTTCATCAATATGCACCGATCCAGAAGAAGATGCTGCCTATTGATAATCCAGAACGATTCCGCCGCGAGCATATCATGGTTGGTGACCGTGGTGATGGTGTGCCTAACTTCATGACAGAAGATGATGCACTGGTTGCTGGTCGTCGTCAGCGGCCGCTATCTCGCAAGAAGATCGAGGAGTGGTGCAGCATGGAGCCTGAGCAGTTCTGTGACGATGTGATGCTTCGTGGTTACAAGCGCAACCAAATGTTGGTTGACCTTGATCTGGTACCAGAAGATATTCAGCAGGCGTGTATTGAAACCTATGAGCAGTTTACGCCTGCATCACGTTCGGCTATGATGCCTTATTTCATGTCCAAGCGACTGCGTCAGTTAACAGAATCAATTAGCGACTTCTAAGGAGGATACAAGTGGCGATTAAAAGCCTTGCTCAAATCGTGAGCGAGATCGAAAAGGAAAAGACCAAGGCTGGTCAGGTCAAGGTCATACAGGAGAATGACAGTAATGCTCTCCGCATGGTATTTGAGTTCACGTTTGATCCGATGCTACAGTGGCTAGTGCCTGACAGTGATCCACCGTATCGCCCAGCGGCCGATACTATTGATCAGGAAGGTCGTTTGTATTCTGAAATCGACAAGCTTGTATATTTCACGAATACACCTGAAGGTCTCAATGTGAAACCAATGAAGCGCGAGCAGCTTTTTATTCAGCTACTTGAGACCGTTGCTCCTGATGACGCAAAGCTATTGCTGCGTATGCGGCGCAAGGAACTTAAGGTCATGTCATGGTCGATCAAGGAAGCATATCCACAAATGACGGCTCATTGGAAATGAATAAAGAAGTTGCGCTTATAATCGGCAATGGTACATCGCGAAAGAATGTCAATCTAAGACACATGGTATCATTACTTGGTAATGATCGTCCAGTGATCTATGGCTGTAATGCAATCTATCGTGAATTTCAACCAGCATTTGATCTACCAGACTATGTGGTAGCTATTGATGATGGCGCTATAACTGAGATTGAATCCAGCGATTTTCCATCATCGCGTGTGATCATTCCGAATGAGAATGATCGTTGGGAGCCTGCTGAGATGCATGGTGATCAGCCGAGGCCTAGATCAAATGCTGGTATGTGCGCTATGACTGAAGCTATTCGGCGTGGAACCAAGACTTTACTTTGTATTGGCTTCGATTCATTCTTGCAAGATGCAGAGCAGTCTGTAAGTAATCTGTTTGATGGTACCAATAACTATGGTCCAGAGACTCGTGCAAGCGTGTATGACAATCCAAATCGAGTGAGATATATGGCTTGGTTTGCGCGCAAAAACCCAACCGTCGATTTTATATTCATCTATCCTGATGGTATGAATGCTGTGCCCATCGGGCAACCAAATACATATCAAGTAACATATGAGGAGCTTTTAGGGTTAGCATGAGAGTACATGTAAGAGGCCAAATGGGTGTGCAACTGATGCAGGCTTTCGTCGGCATCGGTCGATTGGTTGATGACGAGAAGCCTATTCTCGTGGTAAATAGTGGTGGAGATGTACCTGGTGCAAAGACATCTCAGTTACATTTTGTAACGGATCCACAATGTGAAATCCGTGAAGATCATGAGGGTATTCGCAAGACACCATATTGGCATTCTGGTGCTGGCCGCACAGCTTTTCTTGGGCGTGAGCGCGCAATGCGCTGGCTTCCGTTGCGTGATCATGAATATGGTCAGTTGCATGGAAATGCTGTGGTCGTACATGCAAGAGGTGGTGACAAGCCTGTGGCCAGTGTCGATAATTATCGCAAGCTGGTTGATCTGGCAAAGGAACGTCATCCAGATCATAAGGTATATGTCTTATCCGATAGCCGAGACCTGCTTGATGCGCTGGTACCACCAAAGGATGACATCGCCGGCGACGTAGATGAGGATTGGTTCACGATCCTTGAAGCTGACCATGTATATGCTGCTCCATCAGGCTTCGTGATGAGCACGCTGCTGTTCAATCCGCAGAAGAAGGTGACGTTTATCGGGCCTAGCTGGTGCGATGGTAGTTATCCAGCAGTTGCAGATGATTTCACTTTCATCGAAGAGGCAAAAGAGTTTTGCCCTAATCTGGAGGTTCTTGAATGAGAATCGGGCGCCACGACGTCTGGAATGAATATGACGCAGTCGCATCTGTGACTGGCGGTCATACCGAAGCGATGAAGCTAGCACATGCATCATCGATGGCTAATCATATGACGCAGTGTTGGAACATTGCGAAAGAATCATTGATGGCCTTTGGATGCGGTGCTTGGCAAGCTGAGCAGCTTATGTCAAATACTAAAGATATTAGACTGCTAAATGGTTGTGATGAATTAGATCCTACTATTCATGCCCTTCGTGCTTATCTGGGTCGTAGCGCACATAGGTGTCGTCTTAATCTGCGACCAGCACCTGGTCTAGATGCTGAAAGCTGTATTGGCACTGGTATTCATGTATTCCGTGCAGATCAGCTTGGTCTAACGCAAGAACAGCAGGAAGCATTAGAGCGGGAGCTATCATCTCCCGCTGCTGCGCTATCAAAGAATGAAACCAATATGGCTTATGGTCGCCGTTGGTTTGAAAATTGCACAGAACTGTTGAATAAGATCACACCTTTCCTATCTGAGGTCACAGGATATTCTGAAGGCACGATCACGGAAGAATTGTCGCGCACTGCATTCGCGCAGCGAGTGATCAATGGCCCTGAAGATAATGATGTGCAGAAGGTATTGCATCAAGACACATGGCATGATGCATGGAAGCTTTGGTATTTTCCTCGCGCAGTTCGTGATGGTGAAGGCCCATTCAGGTTCGCTCAGTATAGTCATGGGCTATCATCCGAACGTATGAGATTGACCACAGCATTTGCTACCAAAGGAACCAAATGGGAAGAATGGCGCAGCTATGGTCATGATGAGGGTTCTTGGCGTGTGGATGATGTAGAGCTGTTGCGAATGGGTTGTGGTGCTAGTGACGTGACATGCGCTGCTGGTACTCTTGTTGTAGCCAATGTATTCGGATATCATGCGCGTGGTGAAGCTACGGAGACGAAGGAGCGGATCGCTCTACACGCGAGCATCCGATTGAATCCATGGAAAAACTAAAATTACTGCTAGCAGGAGGAGCAATCTTTCTACTAGCTTCATGTGATACAGTAACAGTTTATCGGTCACCCCCTGTAGTCTATCAACGACCGTCGCCGTTATATTATTACCCACCGACATACTATCGTTACGAGCCTCATCGTTACTACCATCGGTATCCATACTACTACCATCATCCTCATGCAAGGCCTTGGAGATACTGATGAAAGCAGTTCCAATTCTATTGCTCGGGCTATTGCTCACAGCTTGCGAGCGACCAGTATTGACATGCGCTGGACAACCCTGCGTGAGCCACTATCCTGCTGGATACTACCAATCTCGTGGTTATCACAGCGAGCCGACATGGCATGGTAATCGTCACGCGCAACAATATCATTGCCATAGACGTATCGATGGTACATTTTATTGCCACAAACATTCACCTTGATTAGCCATTGACAATGGGTCTGTCATGTGATACTATGCACGCATGACAGACCAAGACAAACCTACCCCCGCCGCCATTGATGGCTTTGACAACACGGTATATGTGACCAACGATGATGATTACTTTTCATTGTTGCCAACATCTCGTACCCTGATCCTACAAAATCCTGCGACAACAGATCACACATTTCATTCAGTCACAATCTCGCCTGAAGATGAAGTGCGAGCGCCGCGCTTATCACTTGATATCGATATATCCAATTGCAAGTTTGATGCGCCTTCCAATACATTCTTTGCATATGAACCTGAACCGATCACAGAATCTCATTCTTCGCCAATTGAAGTGAGTATTCATCGCGGCGGTCTTAAACTTGTCACCGCAAGTCAAAAGCCATATACAGATCGCTATGGTTATGATGAATATCATCAGAAATACATGTTTGAAAAAGATTCCTCAGTCTTTTGTGTCAGGTTATATCTGACAGAGAAGTTACGTGACTATTGGTTTGCAATGCATCGTGCAGCGAGGTCTTGAAAATGGTAACTCATATGAATCCTACAACTTATATAAACCCAAATACAATGCCAAAAACCATGCAACATAATCATCTCAATGTAACTACAGCCAGTACCGTGCATGTAGATGCACAGCAGGCTATGAATAGTGATACGCTAAGATATTACAAAGCACAAAACAGATTGTATCTTGTATCACCTGTTGATAATTGTCCAACAACCATATTCATCATTGGGCGCCAAGAGGGTGCAACATATGTCATGGATGCAAATAATGCACTCTCAAGCGTGCGAAAATATGTTCTTTCCAGTAAAGTTATCACACCTAATGCACCGAATGAAATGTATGTTTGGCATCGTCATCATGCTGATGATATGATGAAGTCTTGGCGTAATGCTGTCAAACATAATCATCAATATATCTAATCATGCAAGGTATTACAACAGCAATCGCAATCCCTGCCACAAATAAAAAGCGCGTCAAGTTTGACGCGAAAAAGCGAGTATTTTATGCATTGTGGTTGGGTGATTCATCTCGTGTTAATGTAATAGTACAGCTTGTCGGTAAGCTACAGAGTTGGCGGTTTGATGTGATCGCACCAGACCTATCATCTGACGGTTCTTCTCTATATGCACGTGGTGGCACGTTCGATGAGCCTGAGGTATACTACCTTAAACTGTATTACAATAACCAAGACTTTGATAAGGCCTGGGCAGAATTGCGAGGACAAAATGCCAGTAACACGTGATCATGTCGTTGTTAAAGTTGACGACACTTTGTATGATGCGAAGTCAAAAACATTCTATGTGGCTTTGTCACGAGTGACAAATGATCTTAGCGCGCCGCAGTTGATCAATCTTATCAATGATAGGACTGGCAATGTGCGTGTTTTTAATAAGCGAACATTTGGACTAGAAGGTTATTTTGTGTATAGCCATATAGCTAGCGAATATCATGGATACACAATGAAAGCCTTCACATTTGATGAAGAAATGAAAGCAGCTTGGGAAAAGACTAGATCATGATATTAACTGGCAGACCTGATCATATCGTTTTAAATGTCTATTATAATACACCGAAGGATGAGGCAAATGATGATTTAATTCTGTATGATCAGACCACGCGCACGTTTTTCATTCACACCTCGCAATTAGAACCTGCTAAATTTTCGGGTAATGTGGGTAATATCTTTCATCTGAAGATAGAAAATCTCAAAACAAAAGCTACATGGCAGTTCGTATATGAACATACACGAGAATATAAGTCAAAATGTGGTGGTGTGATGCGATATAGAGAATACACCCATACTCATCTAGATCATGGCGAGCAGCGTTATTATGCACATCTGTATGCTACACGCCTTATGCTTGAAACAGCATGGTCGGATGTTAGAAAAGGTATCGACGATAAACGAGCCAATCATATGGTAACTGGACAAGCTAAGGTTGATAATCAGTTTATGGTTCGTGCTGAAAATGCTTTGATTAATATCCTATCTGATTCCTTGAAAAATGATATTGATAAGCATATCATATCTGCAATGTAAAGCCGTAACATGGATGAAAGCAAGTCATGACACCACAAAAGCTTACCCAGTTTCTAGTTGTCTATTATACAGGCGGCTATTCGTATCAGAAACTTGGTCAAGCATTTGTAAATCAGAATACCGGCATTGATTCTGTCGTAAATCTGGCTGAGATACATAAGATTCGAAATGATATAGATGCTCTTAAAATCATAGTCGAGAGGTATGTCAAATGACACAATACAAAACTGTCTTTATCTCTGACATACATCTAGGCTCGATAGCGTGCAAATATGATGAGCTGCTCTCGTTTCTAAAAACGCTGGAAAATAATCCACCCGAGAGCATATATCTGGTTGGTGATATCATAGACCTATGGAAGCTGAGCAAAGGATTTAACTGGCGCCCAGAACATAATGTGATATTACAAAAGCTGTTGAGGCTTTCGCGCAAAGGTGTGCAGATACGATATGTGGTTGGTAATCATGATGAATACTTTCGCTCACTACCAGACGGATTTCATTTCGGTGGTATAGAGGTTGCGAATCATTTTGATTTTATCTCAGTCACAGGTGATCGTTATCTTGTGATACATGGTGACCAGTATGATACGTTTCTAATACAAAATGATCTGATCGCGCGCCTTGGCTCATTTGCATATGATTTGCTTGTCGTAGCCAACTCAGTTCTATCATTTGTGCGAAGAAAGCTGCATATGCCATACTGGTCAATGTCACACTATTTGAAAATCAAAGCAAAGGCTGCTACGCGAATTGTAGATACGTTTGAAACTACAATGTGCGAAGCCATTCGCCTGCGAGGCTATGATGGTGTAATCTGTGGTCATATTCATCTCGCGAAGGCCATGACTACACCATCAGGATTCAAGTACTTTAATTGTGGTGACTGGACTGAATCGTGTACAGCAATTATTGAGACTCATGATGGCCGCATCGAGATATTATATCACAAGACATCAAAGGATAATGCATGAATGGCATACCATAGACCAAATGATTGTTATTTCGGAATCATGTACATGCCTTGGCTAGATGGTAAGACTAAACCATGGTTTCTTCTATCAGGCGCAGCTGGACCTGAGGATAACTATAGAGTGCATTGGAGACCGTATGGTAGTGGCTTCCTCACTGAGGGTGAAGCTAAGGCTGAGATGATGTACAGGAATACCGTGGTGGAGATCGCATCGATGAGATACCGAGGATATGACCTTGAGTAAGACCTGGCAGGATGACTGCATCGTGGAGCGAATCTATCTACAGACTGGCACGACACAACGTCCTGGCGGTCAACAAGCAGGCATTCCAGCAACAGCTGTTCGCATCACACATGAACCAACTG